TATTTTGGTGTTTACGACCAATTTACTGCACCTATTGACGGCACAGGAATAGCAGTAACAAATTCAGAAATAGTAGATATTGAAATGGGGGTAGGAACAGGGCTTTACAGATACACAGTTCCTAGAGGTTCTACAACAGCAAATGAAAGTATCACAGGAAGTACCGAAAATGGAACTCTTTTTTATACTCCAACAGTAAGTATGGTTCTTAACAGACTGACTAAAGAAGACCAAAACGAAATTAAGCTATTAGGACAAACTCAAGTGGTAGTATTTTGTCAATTAAATGCACAATTAGCAAACGGACACGACGTAATAGTAGGAATGGGTGTTGTAAATGGAATGTCATTAAATGCAGGTACTGCTGATAGTGGAGCTGCCTTTGGAGATAGAAATGGTTACACTTTGACTTGGGACGGCTTAGAAGCTAATCCTTTTCCAATGGTAGCAGATTACACTACAGCACCATTTGACAACGGAGCGTTTACTAATGTATCAATAACGACTTCATAACTTTAATTAGTAGTTTTCATATATTCTTGATTAGGGCAGCTTAAAGCTGCTCTTTTCTTTTATAAATACTAGATAAACAAATAAAAACGACCTTTTTCTATTATATAATATGTTACAAGCTGTTTACAAAGGAACTTATACTTTTTACGTATCAACTGAAGATAGAAGATACAATACGGACGTACCTACAAGTCAGATTAGATACTTATTTAAGTTTACTAATAATATGGACGGAAGGGTTGTTTATGCTTATGGACAAGACCAAGTAGTTTATGATAGATATACTAAAGTAACCTTTTCACACAATACAACAGAAGATGTATTTTTAGGCAGAGTAAATTTCGTACCAAATGGATATTGGAATTATAAAGTTTATGAAGTTTCATCTCTTGCAAGTATTGGTAGTTTAGCTTGTGCAACTGCACCACAAACAGCTAATGGTGATACGTCTTCAGGAATAGATACAGGGAATATAGGTTATTACACTATTACAACTCCTAGTGGAACAGTAATAAGTACAGTTCAATTAACAGGTAAAAATGATGTATATGAAGGATTAAAAATTGACCTAGATGAAGGAGCAACAGGTCCACCTTCATCTTTTTATCTAATAAAGTTATATAATGGTTGTGGAGCTTTAGTTAGAACAGGGGGTTGGGCGCAATATACTCAGGTAGCACAAGCAGATAATACTAGATATGCTTATGTAGATAATTTTAAACAAACTACAACAGGAATTACTTTTGACATTGTATCTAATATGCCTGTAGGGTATTCTTACGACTTTTATGATAATAGTTCTTTAGGTTATGTACAAATTACTGATATTACTACAAAGCCACAAACTACAAGCCATTCATTTACTCAACCTACTCCTTTTAGTGTAATTCAAAGTCTTATTGAAATGCATGGTTATAACACAACAGGTGGTGCTGCGGGTGGTGGTGGTTCAGTATGGGGTTCAAACGTCTTAGAGATACACAGAATAAGCAATCCTTCAACTTATTATGGACTTGCAGAAAGTCTTTATAGTACATTCATATCAACTGATAGTGGTGGTACTATATTATCAAAAGGAAGTGCTATGTTTACAGTTATAAATGGTACAACAGCAGCTAGTACAACTCAGGGTTTTTACACTTTAGAGGGTGTAGTAGAGGAAGGTAAACTTTATGTATCAGAACCTAGTGGTGAAGAACAAGTACAATACAATCAACATCCTGACCCTTCAGGAACTAATTATATATGGTACGGACAATAAAATAAAAAATTAAAAATTTAAAAAAATGGCAATAGAAAATGTACAACAGCTTTTAACAGAGCAATTAGGTAAAAATAATGCTACTGAAATATTCACAACAGTAGCACAAACGAGTAAGGATTGGTATTGTGTTTACTTCCCTACGGAGAGTGTGATAGCTTCAATAACAGTAGCTAATGCAACAGGTGAAAGTGCTTTGGTAACGACACTACCGGCAGGAACAACTTTGTTTATGAATGTTACCGCAATTACTTTGACAAGTGGTGTTGGTATAGGTTATCAAGAAGACCCATCATAATGTTAGCACAGCGACTAAGTTTAAGTTTACCAACAATTAAGACGTTAGGTGGGTGGACACCTACTGACGAATCAAGTCTTGAAGCGTGGTATAAAAATAGAACAGGACTTACTTTAAGTGCAGGTTTATCTCCACCTGTTGAAGCGTGGGCAGATAGTTCTCATAATAGCTATGATATGGTGCAGGGTGATGCGAGTGAACGACCTATTTATACTACTACAGGTGGGATTTTAACCTTTGTAAGTGCTAACTTACAGAACCTACAAACAACAGGACAGATTTCTTTAACAGGAGATTTTACAATAGGTATTAAATTAAATCCTACAATAGCAGCAGCAGGAACTTTTTTAGCAGATAACACTTCTGCTAATGAACTGTTTAAATATGAAAGTGCTACAAGAATTAAAGTTAAAATAGATTCAGCTAATAAAAATTTAGATTTAGATTCAGGTACTTTTGGTGATGACTATGTAGTTATTACTAGAGTTTCTAATGTTTTAACTTTATGGCACAATGGAGTAGCTCAAACAGGAACAACACCTACAGCAGCAGGAACATCTGATATTGACGCAATAGGTATTAGAGCAACTAATTCAGACGCTTATGATGGCACAATACAAGAAATACAAATATATAGTAGTTCAAGTGCAACTTTGACTAGCAACATAAATGCTAGACTATCAACTTTATAAATAAATTATGAAAGACAACTTATTATCAATAGATTTATCCACTTCCACAAGTCCAATCGTAGCTGAGGTTCGTGGCAGAGATTGGATAGAATACGGAACGGAAGAATGGAGAAACTTATATCCACAATTTTTAATAGACCTTTATTATTCTAGTTCAATTTCAGCAGCTATTATAAACGCTACCGCAGAGATGATTTCGGCAGAGGACTTGATCATAGAAGATGAAGAAGATAGGGACTTAGAAGCTAGGGTAAAACTTCAGAACTTTTTAGATAGAGCAAATGGAAATGAAAGCCTACACGAAGTATTAAAAAAGGTAGCTTTTGATTTTAAACTTCAGGGTGCTTTTGCACTTAATATTGTATGGTCTAAAGACAGAACTCAAATTGCAGAAGTCTATCACGTAGGAGCAGAGAAAATTAGATGTGCTAGACCTGATGAATTTGGCAAGACTACAGGATATTATATTTCTTCAGATTGGTCAAATACTAGAGCTAACAAACCTTATTACGTTCCTGCCTTTAATGTTAATGACAGAACAAGTCCTAACCAAATACTTTACTCAGGTCTTTATAGTCCTAATATGAATTCCTACTTTACACCTGATTATGTATCTTGTAATAATTGGGCTTTAATTGATAGTCGTGTTTCAGAGTTTCATCTTAATAATATCAGTAGTGGCTTTAGTGGTAGCTTTATGATTAGTTTTGCAAATGGAATACCAACACAAGAGGAAAGAATGCAGATAGAAAGAAGTCTTACTGAAAAGTTTACAGGAGAAACCAATGCAGGAAAATTTATACTTACATTCTCAGATGACAAAACAAGAGTTCCTGAGATAACTGCAATTACTCCTGATTCACTCGATAAACAATTTTTAGCACTTCAAGAACTTTTAACACAGAACATCTTATCAGGACACAGGGTAACCTCACCTATGCTAATGGGTATAAAGTCCGATACAGGGCTTGGAAACAATGCTGACGAGCTTAATAGTGCTGCAAATTTTTACCATAATACAGTAATTGTAGGATTCCAATCACAATTACTAAAGGTATTGCATAAAATATTCAAAGTTAATAATATGGATATGCCTGTTCAATTTGTTCAACTTAAACCTATTACTTTAGAATTTACAAGTGAAGATTTGAAAGGAATTATGTCGGAAAGTGAGTTAAGAGAACAAATGGGGTTAGCTCCATTAGACGTAGAAGTAAGAGAAGATTTTTCAAGTGATAAAACAGAGTTAGATAGTTGGATAGAAGAATTTGGAGAAGATATGCCTGAAGATTGGGAATTAGTAGAAGAAGAAGTAGTAGACGGAGAACATAATGATTTTGACTTTGAAGAAACTTTAAATGAAATAGCAAATGAAAAGATTGAATTAGCTTCAACAGTTAGAGGAATACCTAGCCGTAAGTCTGAACAAGACGGAATCTCTAAAAAGTCTTTTGATTACTTTAGAGTAAGATATGTTTATGAAAAAGATGGTTTTCTTACTAATAAATCAGGCACGAGTAGAGATTTTTGTAGAAAAATGATGGGTGCTAAAAAGTTATATAGAAAAGAAGATATTATAAGAACAAAAAGCAACTCAGTAAATCCAGGATTTGGTCATAAGGGTAACAATTATAATTTATTTCT